CTTAGAGAAGAGAATGATAACTTACCTAAAGATGTAATATCACCATCAAAGGTAAGGGGTTATAAAAGAATCCAAAAAAACAAAAAGAAATGAATACTATAATAAAAAACCAACAGAAACAACTATACCATGTTGGCCAAAAATACTCAGTAGAGAAATGGCAGGGGGTGGATTCACCTGATGATATGATTGAATTGTTAAACCAAAGGGTAGTTATAGATACTTCTTTATTGAAAAATAAGTTAGAAGAGGAAATAAAACCCCACTTACCTTGGGCTGAACTTCAATTCCAAGAAAGGGTATCGGGTAAACCCTTAAACCCCGGTGAATCTTATAAAGAATGGCCTTTTTATAAACACAAAAAAGAGGATGATAAATTTAGAAATACAGAAGAAGGCCAATTCAGTCACACCTATATGGAGAGGTTTTGGCCAAAGCAAGCCCCCATGTTTAATGGTAGAATTAATGCAGATATAAATATAGGTATAAGGTATGGATATGGGGACCTTGATGATTTAATTCAACTACTAATGGACCAACCCCATACAAGGCAAGCTTTCTTACCTATCTGGTTTCCCGAAGATTTAAAGGCATCAAATTTAGGTGATAGAGTTCCATGTTCATTGGGTTATGATTTCATTATAAGAAACAATAGACTTCACATGGTTTATTATATGAGATCATGCGATGCCCTTAGACATTTTAGAGATGATATTTATATAGCCATTAGGTTGATGCAATGGGTATGCCAAGAGTTAAATATGTTACATGACATAGATACTGGGATGTTCACTATGTATATTAAGAATTTCCACTGTTTCTATAAAGAAAGAGAAAGTTTACTATCAGATAAATTTTAAAAGGAGAGGTAGACTATTAAAAATTATGGAAAGGATTAATAGAAACGAACTTAATTTAAGAATTGCCTACCTTATATCCCAAAGAGCTACTTGTCAAAGGTTGGGGGTGGGAGCAATAATCACTAGGGATAATCGAATAGTTGCAACGGGTTATAATGGACCGGTTAAAGGTTCTCCTCATTGCTCTATACTGGGATGTGATACTTCGGAACACTGCCAACATGCAGTTCATGCAGAAGCTAATGCAATTTATTTTGCAGCAAGGTATGGAGTATCACTTGAGGGGTGTACTTTATATGTAACCCATTCCCCTTGTAGAAAATGTGCAGAGGCTATAGTAAATGCAGGCATAGACTCAGTTATATATGATATACAATTTAGGGACACCTCTTCACTTAAATTTTTAACAAGTAATGGGGTAGGAGTTTCACAACATATACTAAATAATAATGAAGAAAAGTTATAAGATAGTTACAACTTTTGCTGAAATAGAAAATGTAATCAAATGGTGTCAGGAAACTAGATACTGTTCCTTTGATTATGAGACTAGAGCTCATGGACCTTTAGGACCTTCTTATAAAGGAAAGAATTCAGACAATCCCGCAGGGCCCCAATTTAAAGAAGATAAACCTACAATCCTAGGTATATCTTTTCAAATTGGGTTTGCTTATGTAATACCCCTATTTCATTTAGAGTCACCTTTTTCTAATAGAGAGGTATTAAAGATATTCACGATGTTATCTCAAGGTATATTTGAGAATAAAGAAATAATTAAGATAGCCCATAACTTTAAATTTGAATACAAATGGTCTACAAGATATGGTTGTAAATTCAATGGTAGAATATTTGATACCATGCTTGCTAAATATTTATTAGATGAGGAAAGACCACATGGTCTAAAAGATTTAGTAGCTCTTAAATTTCCAGAGTATGCCGAATACGATGATGAGGTAGAGGAATGCGTAAAGAAAGGTGGGGGTTGGCATTCAGTTCCTTTAGATACTCTTTCTGAATACTGTGCATTAGATTGCGATATGACCTTAAGGCTAATGATTATACTTGAGGAGAAGCTAATGGATATGGGTTTTTATTTATTATTTAGAAACATGACTATGATGCAGACCAGGGTATTGGCTGAATCAGAAATTCAGGGTTTTATAATTGATAAGGATTACTTATATGATTTGGAAGAGAAAGAGGCTAAGAAGATTGAGGAAACCGAAGAAGCTTTACAAGGGCATAAGAAAATTAGAAAATTCTTAAAACAAAGAAAGAAAGACCACATTAAAAAATTAATAGAGAATACTCAAGATGAGATTAGAAAGATAAGGTCAGGGGAAATTGAGTATGCTAATATAGATAGAGCAATACAAAATAGGGAGGAGAAGGTTAGTAGATACCTAGCAGGAGAGCTAGTGACCAATAAAGAGAAAATTGAAGATAGAGTTAACTTTAATTCTACTCCTCAACTACGAGAGTTATTATTTACATCTAAAGCAGGTTTTAAATTTGGTATAGTAAAATATACTTTAGATAAAAAGAAACAACCTACTGAAAACCCTTCAACTGATGAAGATGTATTATTAGAACTTGAACTTAAAGATAAGTCGGGTTTTATATCTAACCTTTTAAAGCTTAGGGGTTTAAATAAGATTTATTCTACCTATATAAAAGGGCCAATGAAAAGGATAAACCATAAAGGTAGACTAAATACTGACTACCTTATACATGGAACGGTAACAGGAAGGCTATCATCAAAGAATCCAAATTTACAAAACATTCCAAGAGGTACAACTTCTAATATAATCAAAAGGATGTTTATTCCACCTAAAGACCACCTTATTTTAGAAGTCGACTATGGACAGGCAGAATTAAGGGTAGTGGCTGAAATATCAAATGATAAAACCATGATTGAATTATTTGATAAAGGCTATAATATTCACGTTGCTACTGCTTGTAAAGCTAATGATTGTATAGAAGATTATGACCATATAAAGAAGGTTGTACTAAAAGATGAAAACCATCCTGACAATTTATTTTGGACCAAACAAAAGAAAAGGGCTAAGGTTATTAATTTTGGTATTATCTATGGACAGACACCTAAAATGCTTGCTGAATCACTATCATTACCTGGGGACCCGGTAACGGAAGAAGAGGCTAGACAATTTAGAGAGGAATGGTTGAACTTATACCCAGGTGTTAAGAGATGGTTTAAGAAACAAGAAAGGTTTTTAAAGAAACATGGATACGTTAAAAATATATTTGGAAGAAAGAGAAGGCTTCCAGGTATATGGGATTCTCAAATAGGAGTACAGAATAAGGCTATAAGGGATTGTATTAATGCTCCTATTCAGGGGGCTTCATCTGATATGACCCAATTCTCATCTGTAGTTATAAGGGAGCAGGTTATAAAGAATGAAATTATAATGAGTGATTATGCTGAATTTAGAAACCAATTATACACAGTACATGATTCACTAGGTTTTTACATACAACCTAAATATATACATACTGTAGTTCCCCAATTAAAGGCAATATGTGAGAATCCACAAACCCAAAAATACTTTGGATTTCAAATGAAAAAAGTAAGAATGAAAGTATCAGCGGAGATAGGATTAAATTGGGGAGAATTAAAGGACTACAATAAGGAAGAAGATTACCAAAAATGGATTAGTTAAACTTTAAACAATAGAAAAATGAAAATTGCATTTACAGGGAGTTCAGGCTCAGGAAAGACTACACTTGCTACTTGGTTAGCAGAGGAGAAAGATTTAACATTTATACCAGGTTCATCAGGTGGATTGAAAACTGATGAGGATAGAAAGTTTTTAAAAGAAAATTTTGGATTTGAAGGGGGTAAAGGCCATGCAAATGTTATACAACAATCTCATATTAACCCCGAATTGGGTTACTATATCCAATCTACAGTACGTAGAAGAAGGGCTGAATTAATTAGAAACAACGATGATTTTGTAACTGACAGAAGCCCTTTAGATAATTGGGTATACTTTATATTACAAGCATCTACTTATCAGAGCCAAGAGAATTGTAATAACTTTCTTGTAAAGGTTACAGAGATGTTTAAAGATTTGGATGCAGTTATATATGTACCTTCAATGTTTTCTAATATTGAAAACAACGGTTCAAGAGTTTCCAATGTATATTTTCAACAAGCAGTAGATGCTTATTTTGAATTATGCTTTAGAAATTTCCAAAGAAGTTTAGCTGCTGACTATGGTACTAAATTTTTAAGGATTCCTATGGTAGACCTTCAGTTAAGAAAGGATTATATCATTAATAACCTTTAATACTATTATCCGATATGGGAAAATTATCAAAATACTCATCAAAATCCTCTATAATGGATGTTAAAATCAAGTACGGTAAGGAAGTATTTGAATTTAACCTTAATGATGAGTTAAAGATTTCGGATTCTAATAGGGATAATGAGATTAGAAACCATCCAAGAAGTTATGCTTTTCTATGTATGTTAAGTGTAAAACTTAAAACTATAGTAAAGGAACTTCACCAAGAATCTAAAAGGGTTTATGCTAAAAGGATGGCTTATCTTAGAGAAAAGGCTCCTTCAGTTAAAGAAGCTGAAATAAAAATAAGGTATGATAAAAAATACCTTAAGGCTTTAGATGATGTAACTAATGCTGAAGAGTTAAAGGATATAGTTGATGTATCAGTAAGGGCCTTTGAAGAAAGGAAAGATTTATTACAAACTTTATCTGCAAATACACGAAGAGAAAATAAATAAACAATTTAAATTTCAAATTTTATGCCAACTAAAGAACAGATTAAAAAATTAAAAGCTAGAAAGAAAAAGCTTAAAGAGAAATCAGAAGGTGGAGCATTTATATTCTTCAAAGCTGATGAGACTCAGAGGTTAAGAGTTCTTCCAGTGCCGGAAGATGAGGAGTTTGGTTTAGAAATAATCCAATTCTATTTAGGTAATGATATTAAAGGGGTTATTTCACCTGCTACTTTTGGAGAGCCTTGTGCAATAATGGAAACCTTTGAAAAATTAAATGCTGGAGATGAGGACGATAAAGAGTTAGCTGCTACATTTAAACCTAAATCTAAATACGTAATTCCAGTTGTAAAGTATAAAGATATAAAAGGAAAAGAGGTTGACCATCAAATAGGGGAAAGGTTAGCAATGCTTACATCGGGTCAATACCAAGACCTAGTAGATTACTTTTTAGATGAGGAGAAGGGGGACTTCACTAACCCAAAAACGGGTTATGATATTAAATTTAGTAGAACGGGGTCAGGTCAATTTGATACTGAATATTCTACAATGGATTGTAAACCTACTAAATTGGATAAAAAATACATTAAGAAGATTTATGACCCCGAAGAGATGCTCAGAAAAGAGATGCCTTCATATGAAGATACCGAAGAGCTTATAAATAAATTCTTAGGGTTAGATGATGAAGATGAATCACTAAAGAAGAAGAAAAAGAAGAAGTCTAGTAAGAAAACTTCTACTAAAAAGAAATCTTCTAAGAAAAAGAAAAAATCTGACTTATGAGTTCAAAAGGTATAAAATTACTTTCTGACTCAGCTATTAGGAAAAAATACCCTAACTCTTATAGAGCGGATACCATTATATCAGAGGAGGAAACTATATGGCTACCCTCAAGTTGTTTACCATTAAATAATCAACTTGGGGGTGGCATCCCTTACGGAAAAATCCTTGAGTTGTTTGGTTATGAGTCTACTGGGAAATCAATTCTAGCTTTAGATTTTGCTAAATCTACACAGAAGCTTGGGGGTATAGTTCTTTGGGATGATGCAGAAGGGGCTTTCACTAAATATTGGGCTGAAGCTAATGGAGTAGACCCAAGTATGGTAGAAGTTTATCCTGAAAATGATGTAGAAGGTTATTCCGATTGGCAAAGGGATATGATTATTTATCACAGAGCTAAGTTAACTAACAATGAACCCATATTA